CCCGACGAAACCGTGCGTGCTGTGCCAATCATCGGGCGGGCAGAGCGCCGGTGCCGTACGCACGACGACGCCGTCGAGCGTCTCGGTGGGACGCTGCCATTCGGCCGCCTGCGAGTGGAAGTGTCCCGTGTGCCACTCGCGGTAGCGGCACTCGCTCCACGACGCCGACTGCTCCAGCGCCATGATCTGCGGCAACTTTTTCTTTGCCTTGTGACCGTGGGTGAACCCGAGCAGGTTGCCGCCGTGCCGCACGTACTGACGCCCTCGGTACTCGCCCGAGACGTTCGTCGTTCGCGAATCGCGGAATCTCTCGACGGCGATGCGTTGCCATGCCCACGTGAGCGTCTCGTCGTGGTTGCCGTTCACGATCACCACGTCGGTCTGGCACGTCTCGGCGGATCGCTCGATGATGCCGAGCATCGAATCGCAGCCGACCTGAATCATCTTCTGCAGCCGCCCGTCACGCTCAAGCGGCGTGCCGCTGGTTGTCGTCCCGCTTGGCGTGTCGTAGTGGAAGAGGTCGCCGAGGAATGCGATGACGCGCCGGGTGGGCTTGTGGGAATCTCCCACCTCGACGAGCTCTCGCCCGGCCGCACCGACGAGCCGCTCGGCGAGACCGAGATCGTAGTCGTCGCCTCCTGTCGTGCGATGCCAAGCGTACTTGCCGAAGTGCGTGTCCGAGACGATGACGACCTGGAGCGTGCCGTCACGCTTCGCAGCCTGCTTCTTCTGCTTTGGTCGGCGGATTTCTTTCTTCGCCGCCTCGATCATCGCCTCGATAACTTCTCGCGTCGTCGGCCCGCCCTTCGGTCGCAACCGCACGTGGACGCGATGCAGTTCTGTGACGACCGGCTCACCGGTCTCGCGGTCGGCGGTCAGTCCCTCCCACTTGGTTGCCTCACTGCTGACCACCTCGAACCGGTCGAGGTCTGCCTCTATGTGGGCGAGCAGGTCGGCGACCGTGCGTATGCGAGCCGAGACGCTACGGGCCTCGATGCCCGAGTCGTCCTCGCGCTTGGTGACTTCCTCGGGCGTGCATCCCTTCGACAGGATGGCGCGAGTCAGTGAGTCTTTCGCGCTGCGTTGAGCCAATGCTCCACCCCCTGGACGCCGCTGACATGAAGCCCACGCTCACGACACGTCTCGATGATTGCCCGAGCGAGCGCCCGCTTTTGTATGGCGATCTCTCCGTTCGCCCACCTCGCACGCAGCGACTCCAGTTCCGCGAGTGCGTCGGGCGGCAGCTTGCAGTGCCACGCGACGAATCCCGGCTGATAGTTGGCGGCTCGCCCGAGCACGTCGTCCGCAATCGAGACACGCTTCTGCTTACTCGCCACGCGGCACCTCGCGATATCGCAGGATCTGCCAGAGGACACGACGCTGGACGCGGGCGAGCTCGGTCACCGTCTCCTCGCTGATCGTGGAGCCGAGCACCGCGTGGGCGATCTCGTGGAGGACGGTTTCGAGACGCTGGCCGTTCTTCAGACGCTCATCGACGAGCATCTTTGGAGGCTTCTCGTCGTAGCACGTCCAGCCGTCGGCGCGTCCCTTCAGCCGCGTGAAACGCAAGAGCCATCGCTGGCCCGCGATCGTGATGTCGTGATCGTCTGCCACGGCACCCGTCCTCCTGCGTTCATGGTGGATAAGGTGTCAATTCGCAGCGGCACGCCGGGCGTTGCGGATTGCGCGGCGGACGAGCAGGCGACCGGCAACATCGAGGAATGGGATGCCGCGCTTCTCTGCTTCCTCGCGGAGCCAGCCGACGATGGTGTCGAGATTCGCTTCGCACCAGTCGCAGCCGCGAGTGTCCATCTCGTTGGCGCGACGCTGGCAGGAGCATCCCGGCGCGGTGACAAATCCGATCGCGGCGAGCAGGGACTTGAGAGCCGTGCCGGGGTGGCAGTCGTTCCGCATTTCTTGATCGCTCTCGACGTTACCGGATCAATTGCAGCAGGCTTGGGAAGTTGTTGTCGCACACGTTGAACTGGGTCTCCGAATACACCTCGTAGCACTCACATTCCTCGGGTACTGTACTGCCCGTGATCGTGAAATCTTCTAGCGTTAGCGTCTGCTCGCTAAATATTCCGTCGGGGCCTTGAGCGAGAGGGCCAGACGTGTAGGTGCGAAACCTAAATGCAAACGCCGGGCAGCCTGCGTAGGCGACCGAGACTCTCGCGTACCACTCTCCATCTTCATAAAAAAGCCGCACGCTTTCTTGCCTGGAAAGAGATATCGCCACGGCGGAAAACTCCACTGCCGTGCGCAAGTTGCAGTCTCGCGTAACACTCAAGGTTCTCTCTGCGGTGAGTCCTGCCGCAACCCATCTAGGAGGAGCCTTGATACGAATACCAAGGGTACATTTTGTAGGTTCGCAGCACTCGCAGCCTAGCTGCAACAGGCCGCTTTTGACCAATAACTTGCCTAGCAGTGTACCCAGTGCCATGTCAGCAAGCCGTCGTCCCGATGGTCGTGATCGTGAGCGTCGCCGATGACTGTACTGAGACGCTCGCTCGCGTGAATTGAAGACCCGCAGTCGTCAGCGTTACCCCGGTTAGCACCGTGACGACAGCCGTGCTAGTTGGCTGGAACCACTCGATGAGATGCCACGCGGTCCCGTCGCGAGCGATGGCGCAGTCAGCAGCGCCGGATGGATCTGGCACCGACGCAAAAAGATTGACCACACTCGCCGTGTTCGGCGTAGCCGTCTGATACTTGAACTCGACCGTCTTGGTGGAGCTAATCGCCCACGCACCGCTGAACGTAGCGACGCGGAAGGTCTTCCTCGAGTCAGACGAGACGGCACCGAACCGCAGCGGAGCCTCAGCGCGATCGCCCGCCTCATAGTCACGCACGACCGCCGCGATCCGCTCGGCCGAGCCCTTCGTGAACGTCACGCGCTGCGGCCGTGCCGCTTGTCCGTCCGGCCGCTGCGGCATCTCACCCCTCGTAGATCGAGATGACGAGGCGTGAGTTGGCGACAGCCGCCTTCGCGCCGTAGTCGCCTGCCGCAAGTCGCATCACCGCAGCCTCGCCAGCCCGCAGCGTCACGGCTTCGTAGAGCGTCGTGCCGTCGAGCCTGCCGAAAGACACGGTGTGCGTCCCGGTCGTCGCCAGCGACCGTGCGAAGGCGAGCCCGACGCTTGAGAGCGACGCTGTCGAGATCGCCTGCGTGGCGGTCCCGAGGTTCAGCGTCAGGGCGATCATGCCCGTGGTGGTCATGTCCGCAGTGACGCCGCTCGCGGCGAATGTCTGCGAGAGCGCACCCTTCGCGACTTGCCCGGTGATCGTGTAGCTCACGTCTGCCATGTCGTGCCTCAGAACGGTGGGGTGCCGAAGTAGGAAGAGAAATCGACCTCGCGAAAGACGCGACGCTCAAGGATGATCGGCAGCGAGCCCGCCGACGCGAGATCACCGGATTCGGTAAGGGCGACGGGACTCGCTGCTGCGATGTCCTCATTGTCGAGCTTGACGGTCGCCCGTTTTTTCTCGCTGCCTTGGATGTAGTTGAGTCCGATGTTCGGCAGAAGCAGATTCCACCCGCTTTGCCTGAAGACGAGCTCGGTGGTGCCGCTCCAGTAGTTGACCTCGATGTCGTTGACGACCTCAGTTTGCTTGCTTGCAGAGATGCCAGCGCATTGCCACGTGTGCTTTGCGCCCCAGAGGTACGGGCTGGCGTTCACGCAGTTCGTCACCGCCGCCGCGAGGTCAGCCGGAAAGGTCGCCCGATTCCATGCGATGGTCGCTCGCACTTCAGATTCCAGCGTAGTCAGCCCCTCGAAGTAATCGTTCGCCGCGTTGACGAGCGGCCGTCGATCGCTGTTGCCGTTGCCGTGGTAGTAGACGAGCGCAGGCACCTGGGCACCACCGGTCGAGAACGACCACACGTCAGGGCGCGCGAGCGGATTCGGCTGGAAGTCGGTCGTGCCGACCTGCGGCAGTTCGTAGCTGTACGTCGCCTCGACGTGGTAGCGGTCGGTCTCGGTGAACGAGCCATTCGTACAGACGAGATAGGAGTACTCGGGGTGTCCACTGCCGTGCTTGATACCGACCGCATCGATGATCGCCTGCTGCGACTCGGGTGCATCGACCGTGACGATGACCTTGCGCTGGGCCGTCGGCGACGAGCCGAAGCGGTGCTCGAACGTGCGAGGCAGGATCTCGGTGGTTTGGAGGATTGCCATGAGTTAGCCGCCGATAATCTCGACCGCACCGCCGACACGCACGATTTCCTGACGCAGTTTCTGGAGTTCCTGCGTCTGCCTGCGAGCCTCCTCGATCGCCGGATCTTGTCTGCCAGACGCGATCCGCAGGAACTCGTCGATACCGCCTGAGCGGAGGTCCTGAACCTGGAGGGGCTCCTGCGAGACTCGCGAGAGTTTGTCAAGCCGCTCTTCGGTGATCTCCGCGACCCTCGTGTCCAGCTTGACCTGAAGGTCGAGCCCTTCCTTGAGCCGATCGATAGTCCGCTTGAACTCATCCTCGTCGATGATGTTGTCCGTGAGGTTCTGCCGCAGTTCCTCGATGCGAGACGAGAAAGCGTCAAACCCTTCTTGAGAAATCTCGAACGCCGCACCGGCGTTGTTCAGTTGCTCTTGAATGCCGACGAGTTGCTCGCTCTGGACGACCGCCTGCTCGAACACCTCTTGCAGTCGGGAGACAGCCGTGACGTACGTGTCCGGGTCGATCACCTCGGCTTCGAGTTCAGAACGCAGTTCTTTGATCGTCTCGCTGAACTGACGAAACGCGCCCGGCGCGACCGTGAACGCCTCAAACGAAAACGCCTTATCGAGGTCGGCATTGACCTTCGCGATGACCTCCTCGTTCTTCTTCGCCGCTTTTTCCTGCGCAGAGAGTTGCGCGGCGAGCGCTGCCGCCGCTGCGTTGCGAGCACCTGTCTCTTCGCTGATCAGAGCGTTGAGCCGCGACTGAGCGTCGGCGACCGCCAGCGCCTCGGCCTCAACGAGTTGACCATCTGCCGCAGCGATCTCGGCCGCCTGTCGATACGCCTCGAACGCCTCACGCAGGCGCTCGGCTGGCAGGCCGGTGCTCTCCTCCAATTGAATGATTTTCTCGCGAGCCGCGTCCACCTGCGACTGAATCTGCGCGATCGGATTGCGAGCGTTCTCGACCGCCGCACGAATCTGCTCTACCGCCTGCGTTGCGGCACCTTGGTTCGGGTTCTCGCCAGACAGGAAGCGGTTGTAGGCGTCCTCGAAAGCCTTGTTGCGAGCCTCGACCTGCTCCGCAGCGGCAGTAGCAAGGTCCGCGCCGAATTGCTGGAGCGTCTGCCCAGCCTCACCAGTGCCGGGAATGAACGAGATCGCCTTGCCGAGGGCGGAAACAGCATTGCCGACGATCCTCGCCAAGACGTTGCCGATGTTCAAAAACCCGTTGAAAACCCGCTGCACGACGAGACCGACTGCCGTCAACGCATCGACGACGCCAGCCAAGTTCGACGACGAGCGTTCCACGGACTCTGAGTAGAGACCGAATGACGTGGCGAATACATTCAGTCCGCTGACCGTGCGGTCGAAGACCTGAGCGAATACGTCGGCGACGTTGAGGAGACCATCTACGAATCCTTGGCCAATCGACGCACCACCTGCGTCTCCTACGAACGACGTGAACGCATCAGCGGCTGCTTGGATGCCCGGTGACAGGTCGGCAACGATCTGCCGCACCACGCCCTCGACGCTCTTCCCGGCGAGCGTGAATGCGTCGTTCATCGCCTCGACGTTGCGTGCTTGTACGTCATTGAGCGCGAGCCCTAGCCGGATCGCTTGATTCGCAATGCCAGCGACCGCGTCGCCACCGCCCTCGAAGAGCGGCAGAAGCGATGCCCCTGACTTGCCAAACAAGGCGACGGCAGCGGCAGACCTGCCAGCCGGGTCTGGGATTTCGTTGATCGCTGACGCGATCGCTTGAAACTGTTGCGTAGCGTTCTGGCCCGCGAGACCCTGCACTGACAGCCCGAGCCCAGTAAACGCATCGACGGCTTCCTTGCTGCCTGTCTGGGCTCCCCGCAGTTGTACTTGCAATTTGCTGAGTGCCGCACCGAGTTGATCGCTCGACACGCCAGCCAAGTCGCCCGCGAGCTCCAGACCTGAGAGCTCCTCGAACGTAATGCCGAGCGAGCGCGACAACTTGCTCGATGCGTCGATGCTGTTCGCCACCGACCGGCCGAATCCGACCAGCGCCTGCGTCGCCTGCTGAAGTCCGCTCGCGACCGCCGTGATGCTGCTGATCGCTACGCGTCCGATGGCGATGTTTTTCAGAACTCCGAGATCACGACCGGCTTTCTTGCCCGAGTTCCCAAGGGTGTCGAGCCTGCGCTCCACGTCCTTCACCGACTTCGCGAGTGAAGCGGTGTTGGCGCTGATCTGCATCGCCAACGCGAGAGTAGTCGCCATCACTCACCGTCCAAGTCTGCCTGTAGTCGTCTCAGCGTCGCCGTGATCTGCGTGTGGTGCTGCGGTGCGTGCGGGTCGAGCGGCATCAGTTCTTCAATCGTCGGCGGCTTGCCCTTGCAGTACGGGGCGACACTTGCCGCAGCCACAAGCGCCGACTGCCTCCACTGGTTACCGATCGGCTCGAAGTACCTGTCGTAGATGATCCACTCCGTGAACTCTCGCGAGTCCATCTCCTCGCACAATTGCCGCACCGTTTTCTTCAGGTGGCCCGCCAGCCGAAAGAGAAATCGCCTCTCGGGACGGGCATTCATTCCCCCGCGAGTTCGTCTGCGTCCTTTTGTGTCATGCCGTTGTGTGCCATCGCCACTTCCCACAGGCGATTCATGACACGGCCGTTCTTTTTCGCCAGCGTCTCGATGTCTTCCTTCGTGAACAGCAGATGCCCGCTCGCGTCGCACAGGCACGCCTGGAGGTACTTCGTGCGGAAGTTGTCCACGTGCTTCCCACCGGCGCGGATGTACTCCAGCTCAAACGCGTCTCGCTCACCCACGCTCATCACGCGGATGTAGACGGCGTCGCCCCACTCGGGCACCTTGACCTCAAGGGGCTTCGAGTCGTCGGCGGCGAGGATCTGCTCTTTCGTGAGTGGCATATCAGTTATCCAAGAGGGTGAACTCGGCGGTGTACCGCGTCACGCCATTGACTTCAGCGGCAGCGGACACCGATTCCAATACTGCCTTCTGAGTCAAATTCATCCCGCCGCCTGCCACCGTGAGCGTGTTGCGGCTACCGACGAGCGCGATGCTCGGGACGGTGCCGAATGCGGACACCGAGACGCTGCCGGGATTCGGGTTGAAGTTCGCAGACCGGCCGACGTTCTCGCCGCCGTATGTCCACGAGAGACCGGCGATCTCAGTGAACGTGACGCTGCCCCACGTCGCCGAGATGCCCGTCGAGTACGTCGCCACTGCGGGAACCTCCCCGCGTCAGCGAGCCACGCGGAACGTGGCCGAACCCCGGATCACGTCGTTCGTCGCGAGGGTGACCGACGAGCTCGACACGGTCGCCGACTTAGACAGCGAGATGCCGCCCGTGATAGCGAGCGTGCCGGTAGCGGCATCGGTGATGACCGCATTGCCGAGATACTCGATCGTCACCTCGCGGCCCGTGTCGGTCGCGGAGCCCTTCAGCGGGCGGTCCATCGTGGCGACCTGAGCACCGGCCGTGAGCCCGAGGTGCGACACGTCGATCGTGTCGCCAGCCGCCACGTCGTTGAGGTTGTACGTGATCTGGGTGACCGTGTAGGTCACGCCAGCGAAGGAGAAGTTCGTGCCGGACGAATCATGCGGCGTGCTGTATGACATGCGTCACTCTCTCCACCAGATGTCGTAGGACTGCGTGACCGCGTACGAAGGCGGCTGGTCGGAGCCTGCCAGCGTGACGAAGTCATCGACCTCGTTTTCGAGGCTGACCTGCTCCACAACCGTATTGTCCACCGTGCCGCCGTACCCATCCAGAGTGCGACGCATAGCGTCTGCCGCCTCGCGGGCCTGGTGGTAGGTCGCCGCCACGACCGTGTAGTCCACGGAAACCCGTGGCACGCCGTGAGGTGAGCCGAGCGTCTGGGTACGCTCGATGCCGGTGCGCCTCCACGTGACGAACGGCAGGGCAGACGAGGCTGGGGCGAGCAGAGGGTAGATCCGCGTGCCGACCACGCTGGTCACGGCGGTAGCCGACACCAAGGCATCGAGCAGCACCTTTTCCGGGGACTTGTAGCTCATCGCCGCCTCCCGACGCCGCGAGACTTTGCGCCGTCCGCAACATCCTTCAGGGCATTTTCCAGACGCACCGCCATCTGGATTTCTAGCGTCGCACGGACCTCTGGCAGCGATCTGGTGTAAGCCGTCCTGACAGGAGGGGCTTTTTTTCTTCCTCCAATCGGCATCTGCCCGAGCTCAACCTGCTGCCCCGCTTTCGCAACCTTGAAAAAGGACTTGGGAAACGGTTTGGTTCTAATCTTTCCGGCAGACTTCCCTCGCCTCGCGGTAGTGATCTGAAACTCACCCTGCCGCTTTTCTGTCTTGCTGCGGTATGTCGATGCGTACCGTGTTTTAGTGCGGCGTTTTTTCGTACCAAACTCAACGAAGCCTTGATGGAAGCCCTGCGTTTTAGGCCCACCGCCCACTGCCGCTTGATATCCAACTAGTGCCACGGCGTTTCCGCTCTTGTATCGCTTCACCTTTGTCGCGATGCTTTTCCTGAGATTTCCGGTCGGTCCCTTCGGAGTCAGCAGGCGAAGCTGCTTGAGCGCAGGCTTTGACGCAGCACGAAGGGCGGCACCGAGATAGCGTGCCGAAATGTTGGCGGGCAGCCGCCGAAACGCTGCACGCAATACGGCGAGCTCCTGAGAGTCGAACTCGACCTTGACGCGAGTGTCTGCCATTACGTCCGCTCCTCGCAGATGCACTCGTGCTCGCTGCGGTTGTTGTGTTCAAGCAGCGACACGATATCGAGCGTCCTGCCACGCCACGCGAACCGCATCTGCTGCGTGAGTCCCGGGATGTATCTGGTTCTCACGCGGTGCGTGACGGTCACCTCCTGCTGATTCGCAGCCAGCGCCTCGCGGGCCGACACGCCCTCGACGCTCGCCCATACGGCCGTCGAGTCGCTCCACGTGAGCACCGTCTCGCCGATGGCATTCGTCGCCCCGGTGGCGATCTGCACCGTCACCCGCTCGCGGAGTTTGCCAGGGTCGATCACGTGTACGATCCCCACTTCACGGAGTCGAGGAGCGCCTTCACGCCGAACGGCATCTCGGAGAGCGACACGGCGTCGGCCGCCATGCGGCGCTCATACCACTGCCCGACGAGCATGAGGATCGCGGCTTTCACCCTCGGAGAGACCTTGCTGCCGTCGTCACCACGACCGCCCCACCACGTGACCGTGACGCTGCCGTAGTCGAGCAAGTGGCTCGGCCATGATCCGGCGTAGAGCGTTCGCAGCGTGCCAGGCTTCGCGTCCCGATCGACGCGGTACTCGGTCGTTGAGAGCGTCGCCGTGTTGCCCGCCTCGCTCGCGGTGTAGACGATCGAGACCGCCGTGCGTCCGGCGGTCTGGCTCATCGGCGGGCGGGGCAGCTCGATCACCGCCGGAAACGCATCGAGCCGCATCACGTACTGCGTGTCCACGAGCGTCTCGTCCATGTAGACCTCGCAGTACTCGCGAGCCGCTGAGATGAGCGCAGCGATGTACGTGTCGTCGCTGTTGTGATCGATCCGGCAGTGAGCCTTGGCGTCGGCGACGCTGACCGGTTCGACGACCGGCTGCGTGGCGACCTTCAGTGAGCGATATCGCTTGCCGTCATTCATGGCGTCGCCCCCTGCGTCGTGGCGTTAGGTCTGCACGCTCCGCGACCGGCTCCACCGCTGCCGTCTCAATCAGCGATTGCTGTGTCTCTCGCTTGGCGTAGCCCCACGCGAAGAGCCGAGCAGCGAAGGACTCGTCCACCTCGACGAGCTCGCCCGCCTTGTAGGCACCGTATGCACGATTCATCCGCACTCTGATTGTCGTCATTCGCCGACCCTCCATGCAGTTTCGGGTGGCTTCTTCGTCCGCTGCCACGCGGTCGTGTGCTGGAACACCGGACCGGAGAAATCCTTGCTCGGCCACGAGATCACGTACTCGCCGTGACCGATCACGACGCGAGGCGTGATGAATAGGCGGTTGCCCGACTTCTTGAACTGCGACCAGAACCACAGATCATCATCGACCCGCCCGTCGCCCCAGCCGCCCTCGGCGTCGGGCTTCGAGTGGAACCACGGCTTGAGCGTTCGCCTGAGCGCCCTCGTCGAGATGATCGTACAACCGAAATGAGCCGTATCGACCTGCTGCACCGGCTCGGCAAACCACGACAGCGGCAGTTCGGTTTTGCCGTCGGCGGGCGGGTCGTCCATCGTGTCGAGGAGCGTCAACATCGGCCGCCCGTCCTCGCGTTTCGCTTGGATCGGGGCGAGAGCGTCGCACTGGCACGTCATCGCGATCGCGAAGAGACGCTCGATGTCGGAGCGGGTCACGAACGTGTCGTAGTCCAGCGTGATGATGTACTCGGTCGTCGGTGCAAACTCTTCGAGCATCCGCGTGAGCACCTGTGCCCAGAACGCACCCTGGCCCAGCGTCGGGCGGATGTGCAGCGGCATGAGGCTCTCGATGAACGCGAACACGTTCGTGAGCGGCCCGAACCTCGGAGCCGACAGCACCGCCTCGGCACGAACCTCGACCGACGTATCGCCGACTTGAACGATCACGCGCGTCACCCTCCAAAGCGAAACGGCGGGCGGCTCGTCGCCACCCGCCGCTCACTGTGTCGGTCGTGTCAAGCCGGTCAGCCGCTGACCGTGGCGTTGACGCCCTTCTTCGAGGCGCTGACGGGACCATCGACACCCTTGCCGAGCCGGGCGACGGTGTAGACGTTGCCGGTCGTGTAGGGCGTGGCGGTGACGCGGAGGTAGCGGCTTTTGCCTCGCAGATCCACGTCCATCCGCACGACCAGATCGGCCGACGTGCTGGTCGGCGTCGGGATCGTGAAGCCGCCGGTGCCGCCACCGACGAACGCCGTCACGTCGGAGTAGGACGAGTTGTCCTCGGAATCGGCGAGCTTCAGCACGGTGAACGCGGGCTGCGAGGTATAGCCCGCATTGCCCCAGGCTTCCTGGCACACATCGAGCGACACGTACTCGTAGCCGAGCGTGTCGATCGTCATGGTGTGGGTTTGCGCCGCCGTCAGATCCTGCGTGTGGCCGACGACGGACTTCGTGGCTTCGAGATGGTTCACTGGTCAAATCTCCTCGGAGGGTTGAGAGTCAGTCGTCGGATCACGCACCGAACTTGATCGCCACGATCGGCCCGGCCTTGGTCGTCGAGCCGACGTTCGCCACCGCGATCGCGTTGCGGGTCGTCGCCCACGTGGCGGTCTGGTCGTACTCGGCGTACCTCTCGCTGAGCGTGCGGACGGTGATGACACGCCGCTCACCGAAGAACGCCGCCTGCGACAGGTCACCGAACAGAGCCGCGACCTTCCCGGTGGTGCCGGTCAGGGCCGACTCCATGCTGTGAACCAGACGCACCGGGTAGCCGAGAAACCGCTCGCCGAACCCGGCCGCCACGTTGTCGGCCATGTTGCCGCCGGGGCCAGCCGAGCCGCCCGGCAGCATCGCGAGCCGAAGCATCGCGGTGCCCCAGCCAGCGGGCGAGATGTACCACGCAGCGTTCCGGCGGGCGTAGAGAGGCAGCTTCGCGACCGCAGCAGTGAACGACCCGAGGGTCAGGGCACCGAAGGTCGTCTCGCCAGCGATCACGCTCGCGGAGTGGTCGGCCTTGAGAATCTTCGTGCAGACGCCCTCGGTCTTATGGTACTTGTCCTCACCGGCCCCGATGAACCCGGCTTCGTCGAAGACTTCCGCGAAAGCCTGTGCCGTTTCGACGGCCATTGCGTCTGCGAGGTCAATGACGGAGTCTTCGAGCAGGGAGTTAGGAACCCTGTTGAGGACGCCGTACACCTTCGCGGTGAGCTCGACGTTGTCGAACCCGACATCGCTCTGCGTGATCTCAGCGTTCTCGCCAACGGCGCGGGCAGCGAGGCCGCTGGTGCGACGGGCGTAGTTCAGCACGTCGGAGTTCATCGTGACCCGCTTGGCGTACTGCGGGTACGCGCCGTACTCCTCGACGAGCCGGATCACCTCGGTGGACATCTCGGGGCTGGTCAGGACACCGCCGAGCGAGTTGACGCCGCCTGCCTGGGCGCGGCTCTCGACGTTGTGGTCATTGCACCACCGACGGGCCTCGGCATCGCCGAAGATGAATCCCTTGATGTGCATGCCAGCGCGGTACGCCGACTCGGCGCTACGGAACGCCTTGAGCGGGCCGTGCGACACGGGGATCGCGGGGACGGTTCGCTTCTCCACGGGAGTCTCCTCGGCAGCAGCCTTCTCGATCGCCTTGGCGGGAGCACCACGCTCCAGCACGGCACGCAGTTCGAGGTTCTTCGCCTCGATGGCACGCAGCAGCTCGATCTGGCTGCGGAGCTTGTCGGCACGC